AACATGATGTTATTATTCTGAAAAAATTTGGTATCTTTGTACCATTATCATTTAGGTACTCAATTCTATAACCAATCAATCCTTGATTTATAAATCGGTTTCTGAATTCTGTTGGTACCGCATTTAAATCTATCACTAAACCTCTAACATTTGGTAATGCTGACAAAACACCACAATCTAAAATTGCAGTTCTTATTTCAGTCGGTCTTAAATAAAGTGTGTAAATTCCAAGTTTGTTAAATTGGTCAGCAGGTAATTTTAAATTATATAACCCACCTAAAACTTCAACATCAGTATTTCCACCTGTTTGAGCATTGTTAAAGTATGGTTTCAATAAAGAAACCGAATTTAATTTTGTTAAAACAAAATTATCAGTTTCGTCTCTTGATGGAGTATATAACATTATTATATCAACATCTTCGGGTGAAACGTCTGACGGTCTTATTGTACCATATGTGCCTGTTGCCATTTTAAAATAATTTTACTTTCGTATTTATAAATATTGAATTTATATTTTTATAACATTAAAAAATCCATAACCGTAGTTTTCAAGTTGTCCTATATTCCTTACTTCACCTAATCTTTGGATATACTCTAAAGCGGTATTTTTACCTCTTTCCGCAAAAACATTCGATTGTACTTCAATTTCTGAAATAACATTCATTAAAACTTCATTTTTTGTAATTGCTGAACATATCAAATCACTCGTACAACCAGATGATTCAACAACAAATACCGTTGAGCCATCCACATAATCATAGTAATTAATATTATTTATTGTATAGGCGGTATATAATCCATCAGGAGATGGACCCCACCAAATACCTTCAGAACCATTAGGTCCTGTAACTGTTACTCCAGGTTTAAACTTACCTAAAGTTAAATCCGTTTTTTTACCATATACCTCTAAATCGTTTACCCTTGAGAAAGTATATCCTGTAACTAAAAATGGAACTGTTGTAAAATCACAACACGGTGAATTATTTTCACAGTATGAATCACCTGAAAAAATGTAATTATAAGATATTGGAGTTTCTGACCAATTACCCCCACTTGGTATAAAAAATACTTCCCCACTCGGATTGTCAATTGTAACGTTGTCAAATGGGACATATACTGTTTTTTTAATAACATTATACCCCCAAGGACTCATACCTGACATTACAATTTCATATTCACCGTCTTGTACATAATCATGATAATAATAGTTTGGTGAAACTGACGTTACCACTTGAATTGGTGTTCCATCACCCCAACTAATCTGATAATCACAAAACTCAAGAAATTTTTTAAATTCAATATCCGATGTATTAAAAAAGTAATACCTATATGGATTTATAGTATCAGCACTAAATAAAAAATTTAATAAAGTATCTTTTTGAGATATTAATCCATCAAATACATTATAATAACCAATATCAACAATATTTTCACTTAAAAAAATCGGGATTGTTAAATTTAAAAGTGATTTACCCTCAGTACCTCCTGACAATAATTCTGTCATAGAAGTATATGTGAAAGTAATTCCTGTGGTAATACCTGTTACAGTATCACCTGTTATTTGACAACATGGGTCAAATGGAAGTACTTCAGAATATTCATTTAGAATATATCTTACAGGAACTAAATCTCCTTTAATATTTTCAGGTGAAATTCTTATTTTAAATAATCTATCTTCCATTACGCAGGTGGATTAACGTATTCAAACCAGTTTATAGGTGAAGTATCAGTACCTACCCTGTTCAATGAAATAACATCATAAATTTCATATGTCTTATTAGTATAATTTAATTCTACTTTATAATAAAAATAATCAGATGGATTAAATGAGAATCTATCACCAGGTAAAGTTGCTTGTGGAACTGTCATCATTTTTATAAAAACACCATTTTTAGCATCAAAAAATTTAGCAGTCATATAAAATGTTTTCAACTTAAATAAATCAAAATCTTTTAACCAATAAATAAAAAATCCTTCATTATACCCAACATAATCCAAATTAAATTGTGGGAAATTAATTTTAACGTTACCCAATGAGTTTATACTTGGAATAAATTCTTCCATAAATTCACTGTTAGTAACAGGTAAAATAATTGTAAAATAATTTTTTTGTGTGTTTGGTTCTTTTGTATCATAAAAATCTATTTTGAAAAAAGATTTTTTAAAAGGTCTCGTTTTATAATATACATCTGTATATGGAATTCCCGCATTTTCATAACTTTGAGTCCAGTTTAAAATGTTTGATGTTGGTATATCACTAGCCGTAGAATTATAAAAGAAAAAATTATATTGTAATTTTGTAAGCGAATTTTCTCCGTATGAGTTATGTGAAAATCTTAGAGTTTCATAATCTTTTGGGTTACCAATAATATCACCAATTAAATTTTCTTTAAATTCTTCAATACTATCATCTTGACCATGAAAATCCCATTTAATTTCAACAGGTATATTAAGATATTTGTCGGTTGAAATTGGTATTGTAAATTTATACTTATTACTCACAGTTATCTATTATTGGGTCAATTATGGTAGTAAACTCTCTATAGTTTGTACCTTCAGGTATAATTCTAAAAATAATATTTTTATAAGGATGGTGTTTATTATTCAAAAAAGGAAAATCAACACCAATACCATTATTATCAATGAATCCATATGTATATATATCTTTCCACACAAAAACATTACGATTTACTGAAAACTGAGAGTAATCAGGTACAATGTAATCATTACTTGGTGGAGCTTGTTCTATTGAATCAGAAAACGCTCTAATCTTAACACCCTCAAATGGTTTGTAAAAATATCCAAATTGATTTAAGGATAATGAACTAGTCATTCCAATGTTAAAATTATATCTATTAAATGTTATTTTGTGATATAATTCATTTAAAACAGTTTCTTGCTGATAAAAATCATTCCATTCACAAATAGCCCCATCAATAACATCACCTATTTGTAATGTTTGATTATAAACAAAATTAAATGGTTGACCATTATTATTACCATATGGTGGTGGTACATTATAAAAACTATTATTAATTCCTGAGTCAGAATTACTATTAGCATATGACCACCAAGATGATGGGAGTTCTGTTACAGGATGTAATGGTATATTAAATTCCCAACCTTGTCTCATCCTATAAAATCCACCTTGTTGGTTTGGTTCTCCCAAAGTCCATCCAAAATATCCAATCCAAAGTGTCGTGTAAAATAATTCAGAAACAGGTCTTTTTTGATTATCAATCAAACCTAAAATATCAATATCTTTGTTAAAACTTAAAGTATATGATTTATCACCATTTTTAGTAGAAATTCTTGCTCGACCATTTGGTGTTAAACTAGTCCTTTCGTATTGCTTATTTACTCCAAAAACATTTTCTTCAAAACCAGCATAAGATATTAACGAATCATCATAATTAGTTAATATTTTGTGTCGTCTAATATAATACTTTGATGTTGTCTCAGATTGATTATTAAGATTTACAATTCTTTTTAAAGTTCCAGTTTGATTGTTATTAAAAACAAATCCAAGAAATCCAGGATTTAAAATATTAATTATATAATTTTCACTTCCTATTGAGCCATTACCTAATGAATCGACTTGGAAAGTATCCTGACCTAAATAATTAAAACTCAATTTTATATATTCTCCAACTAAAACATTATGTTTCATAGGACATATAAATGAAACAACATTCATTCCATTCATTTGAGTATTACTAATCACAAATGGTACACCGTCAGAAACAACCCAAGATAATGTCACAACAGGATTACTATCCACTTTATATAAAGTCTGTAGTTCTTTATTATAATCATTTTCAAAAGCGTAACTCAAAAAATGATTCCAATTATATGTCGATGCACTTTTTGGAACAAATAAATTATGAATAAGAGGAGGATTATAACTTGTATCATATTGTGTGTAACCTGTCTCAAATATATCATTTCTAATAAAGTCAAACTCATGGTATTGTGGGAATCCTTCCCATATAGTATTTTGAGGGTTAATACAAGTTAAAGCAGCTGCCTGTTTAGAGTTGGTATAATATAATTCATTTTTAAATGGTAGATAATTTGTTGTTCCAGTATAAGTATTATTAAATAAAATTTGGAATTTTGATGTGGGTCTAAATAATGTTGACCTTTGTCTTTCATCATCAAAAACTTGACTTAAACTAATACTTTCACTTCTATCATATTCTGTTAATATTTTACTACTTTGTATAAAAGGTATCTTAAATAATAAATCAGTATTTGGTGCTGATTTAAATCTTAAAGAACCTAAAACAACTCTATCATCAAAAATTCTACTCATTATTCAATTATTTCAGTTTTTATCCATTTAATTTGGAATCTATCATATGCGGTTGCTCCAGGTTTTAATCCGAAGTAAAAATAATAAGGGGCACCTTGTAATATTTTTCTATCTGATGGTCCACCCGCAGTTGGGGGTTGGGCAGAATAACTCGGAGCTAAAGTGACTGGGTCGGAACCTACACTATTGGATATAAAACCTTTGAAAAATCTTGATTGTGATGTATCAACAGGTTGCATATTTCTATGAAGTGGATTTACTCTATCAACTTCTTGGTATTCTAAAGTGTGGAATGTTTGACCATTAATTGGTAATGTATCCCAATTATTTCTTAATGAAGAACCAAAAATAGAATCACCCCCAAGTAAATTTCCAAGTATTTCAGAACCAACAGGTTGTCTAATTTTCCATAGATAAAATGGTACTTCTTGAGAAGTTATTGGGAATTCATCAAAAGTACAGTAATTACTCGGATTAGAATATTGATTAATTATATTTCTTTTAGGTGAAATTAAATCAGTAGTTTGTAAATTAGTATTATAAAATATTCCAAAAATATTTCTGAATAATGCGGTACTAAAATATATTTGTGATGCCCCATATTCACCATCTTGATATTCTTGTACACCTAATTGTGAATTTATAGCATCCATTTGAGCATAATCTCCCGCAATTTTATTGTTCTTTCTTGGGAAGAATACAATCGCTGGGTCAATTTGTGTCTGAATAATAGTAGAGATGAAACCTGAAGAAAAAGTTCTAGATAGAATAAATAAATTTAATAATTCTGTAGTATCTTTAAATGTTGTTGGTGATAATCTATCCATAACATAACCATTATAGTCGTTATTAAGTGATAATTCTTCACTATAAGAAGTTCTAGGTCCTAAATCAATTAAAGTTGTTGGGTACATTAGGTCAAGGCTATTACCTCCATAAGATGATGATGAATCATCATCACCTGGTACAGGATTTTTTCTACCAATAAATCCAACATTTGTTTTATATGGTGAACTTCTATAATAAAAATTTTGTGTGTCAGGGTTTAAAAATATATTATGTTTACAATAACAAGAATAAGGAGTATTTGGAGGTAATTGACCTGGTAATTGTTCAAAATTTGTAGTGTATCTTGTTGTATTATTAAATGGAAATGCAAATAGTGTTCCGTTAATCCAATTATTTGTAAATATATGTCCAAATACACCTTGACAAGCCATGATATTTGTTTTCACTCTTTTTACCCATTCGTAAATTAACGCAAAATCTAATAGTAGTGATACAATTGGTACGCTAACTAAACCATAACAACTTCCATTTTTTATTATTAATTCACCATTAATACCATTTTCATAACAGGAATCACCTGGTGGTTTTACATATAAAATACCATTTTCATCAGTATCGTAACATCTTAAAGGAACTATTGCACCACAACTAGGTGAATTTGAAATTCCTTCACCTGAAAAATAAGGTAACTCATTAGATAAGTCAGTTAAAGATTGTTGGTTATCTAAAGTAGCACCGTCAGGTATTCCTCCAAGACCTGATGTCGTTTCAATGAAATTAAATCCTTCTTCAGGGACAGGAAAAATTCCAAAATTATTATTTGAAAACAATATATGTGTTGACGAACCTGAATCTTCTGTACTAGTAGATGTTGGTAATCTATCCGACCTCATAACAATTTGTCTACCCGATAAACCTAAATTAATATTAACTACGTCAGTTGATTGATACTTTTCACAATAATAATTAGATGATACTGATGGTGGGAATGTTGGTACAGATACAGATACTGTCGGAATTGTAGACCAAGTAGGGTATAAATTACCAGGATTAACGTCCATAAATGAACCACCTTCAACTATTTCATTTCTATAATACCCTCGGTCTCTCGTTGAGGTAGGCCAGTTCCATACTGATTGTGGTGATAACGGTCCTGATGGATAAGTAACATATATATTAGGATTGGTATTACCTAATATATATAATTCTTTTGTAAATCCATTAGAAAGACTTATAACTAATCCTGAGTTTGGTGAAACAGGATTAGGTAATACAATACCTGTACCCGCACCATTAACATTTGATTCATCAATTTTAGAATAAAATGTTGTTAAATTAGTTTGGAATGGTAAAAAATTTGTTGGGCTAGGTAAAAAATGAAAAGAATTATAATATAAAAATTCATTTGAATATGAATCTATAGATGAACTATTCGCTAATATTGAAGGGTCATTATGACGGACACATCTATAACTTCCTTGTATTGGTATATTTAATTTAAATTGTCCTGAAATAGTATATAAAGGATTCCAAGTTGTATTAAAATCAACATCATAACCGTAAATTCTACTTAAGTCAAACTGACAAGTAGTTCTAGTCGAATTTGGGTCAACACCCCTAACTAAAAATACCAATATTTGATTACCAAAATTATTAAAACAAGAATTATTAATAGTTGTTTGTGACTCATTTGAAAAAACGCCACCACTACCATTAACTTGAGTAACCAAAGAATAATTATTTAGAAATCTATTAGTTAATGTATTTGGTTCACCAGGATTACTGTCAGCAATAAAGTCAGAAACTGAGCTACTATGTATAATTTGGAAATATTCCAAATCAATTGGGAATTTACAATAATTAGTATCATCTGTTGCTCCTGTTATTAAATAAAGTTGACCCAAATTACCTGAACCATCAGGATTAGCGTATGAAACTGAGATAGGTTCTTGATAATATTCAGAACCTTCAGGTCCTGTAATAAAACCTGTAGGCGTACCTGTTATAGCGTTATTATTAAAACTATTCACTACAGTACTACCCGTTAAATTAGGGTCTGTTGAAAGTTTGTAATCCTGAAATGTTATTAAGTTACCAGTAGTGTAATCCATTTCCGAGTCAGGATTAATCATCAAAACAACAATGTTATCCAAATGCCATTGTGTTTCAGGGTCATTCATATTTACGTTAAAACTAACTTTTACTCTATTCCAACCACCACCAGGATTTTCAGTACTTTCGTTAAAATACTTTGCTTTAGTATTATAAAGGTTTAATCTTTCTGAAAAATTTAAACTAGATGTAAAATAATAAGAATTTTGTCCTCCTTGAAGTGATGGTACTCTATTTTCAAATCCTGAAATTAAATTATTTAAAGGAGTACTACCACACGTATAATTTCCTGGTAAATTAATTTGTGATAAAAAGGTAAACATATTACCGTTATTTTCATTGAAATCACTTATACCACCACCTCCAACATCTGAAGGTGATACTTCACCACCGATTTCAACGGGACTACAATCACAGAACTCACAGTCAGGATAAGTATACATTGGTAAATTTAATGTAAAACCTTTACATGTGTCATCTAAAAATTCGTAAGCGCTTGTTAATGCATTACAACCTTGTTCTAATAAAAAAGTAATACTACTCAAAAATCCAAAAGGTGTAACACCTAAAATTTCTAGACTAGTTAACGTATTAAAAACATCATATAATCCACAAACAATTAATTTTATAAACCAAACAATATATGATAAAAGACATACAATAGCAATTAATATGTGTATAACAAATACAATTGCAATCAAGTTTATTAGTAATAAACTGAGTAAAAAATTAAGAATTGTATATAAAAAAGAAGGTTCCTTTTGTCCGTCATTTGATGGAAATTTGTTAGCAGTACCGTTACAGTCTTCATTAGTAATATTTTTTATTCCTATGTATTTCCTATTTCCTTTTTGTGACCTGTATTCAGTTAATAATTGGGAAACTGAATAAACTTTATTATATGTCATATAATAAAATCTATCTCTACATGAAATAGCATCATCAATCATCAATTGACCTGTTGATGTTACATTACCAAAAGTATCTAATTCAGCATAATCATCCCAATTTAAACTAAAAGCATACGACGCTTTAACTTGTCTATAATTCGAATCATTATAATCATTTAAGTTTGGTTGTTTACATAAAGTATTATCATAAGTATCTAAATAACTTGGGTCATTGTCAGGGTCAATCCAACCCCATTCTTTAATATTTGGGGTTAAAAAATTCCCTCTTCTAACTACATAATCAAAACTTGAAGGTTGGTCCCATTTAATTTTAAATCTATATTTTGCTTTAGTTGGTACTCCGTTTTTTGGGTCAAGTGAAATAACTCTCTCACCATATTCATTAGTAGTGACATATTCTAAATTCATTGGAACATCAATTAACCATGTTCCATTTTCATCAATACATTTACCACCCTGTTCTAGTTTATATTCTTCTAATATTGGTCTACCTAAATTATCTGAAAATATTGTTTGACGAATTGCCAAAATTTGACCAGGACCCGCAATTAAACTACATTTTTCACCTAACTTTGGTTTAACATTACAATTTTGTTTTAGAATTGCCTCATCAACATTTGAAATGATTGAACCCATAAAAATTGCAGTAGGTTCAATTTTTAAACCTAATTCTTGTTGTAAATCAAAGTCAGTCCTTGTAATACCTAAATTACAAATTTCAGGTTGTCCCCAAAATGGTTCAACCTCTAAAGTTCTATTAATACTAACAATTTGAGGTAAATCGGCGAAATTAAAAGAACTTTTAAATTCTGTACCATTTAACTGATTCTCATTTGCAAACCCAAGTCTTACTAAGTCTTGTGGTGATAAAGAAAATTCACCAATGTCAGATAAATCAATATCAACGTGTATAGTTTGAGTACCGATTGGTACCCCAAAAATCATATAGTCACCACTCTCATTTGTTTGACATGTGTACTTATAATACTTGTCGTAAACTTCAATAAATGAAGGGTTAATTAAAACGTCTTCTCTGTTGAAAAAAGTACCTGTTGGATTATGTCCGCCGTGTTGTTTTTCATAAGGCAATAAATTATACCTAAAACCATCATCATTTAAATCATTTAAACTTTTATAAGGATATAATGAAGATATTATTGGATTATTTGAATCATCATCAGATAACGGTATAAAAACAGATATTCTTGCGTTAGGTATACCTAAACCATTATTAACTGTAACCCTACCAACAACTACTCCGTAATCGGAGCATTGTCGAGTATAAATATCACTCTGTAAAATCTTTAAGGATAAGATTTCTAAAGACTCAAAATCTTGGTCTAATTGTACTCTAACTGATTTGTCAACACCTACTTGTGTTCTTATTCTATATGAATCTGACATTTAACGTTTTTTCATAAATAGTTTATTTGAAATTTTTAAAAAAGATAAGATAAAAATTTCTAAAATAAATTATCAAGAAAAGTTAACTGTAGTAAGATTTTTAACTCTAATTGTAATATCTTTGGTTGCGAATCTTACTTGATAAATTTGTGTCGGTTGAGCAAAAATTGTATCATCAACCAATTGGATTTGTTTTGTTGTATTATCTGAATATGATTGTGATGTTTGAGATGATGAATATTGACCCCCAACTTTATTAAACACTTGAATATCTGAAACAGAGATTACACCATTTTCATCTTGTACTAAACGTCTCAAATCTGAGATATATACATTCTCCCCCATGTTTCTTGTACCAGGGTCAAAGAAAGTACTAACAATACTAATTAATTGGGATATTACCGCTCCTTGATTTTGACTATTATTTAAAACCACATCAATATTTAAAGCCAAATCAACAACATTAGCACTTTCAATTGAAATATAATCATTAATCATCCTGTAATTAGATAGATAATTTGCAACATTACTTTTTAACGTATTTGAAATAACTTCAGTTAAAGTACCATTGTTATCATACGACAACATTTTTACTCTAATTTTATTATTATCTTCAGTTATCGCAACTTTCGCCGGTGCCCCAAACTGTGAAGGCATTGTTCTTATAATAGAATCATAATCATTTACAGTAACCGCTCTGTTTTGAGCGGCGAAATTAAATGAAACTAAATTTCTAACTTCTTCTATTGTTGGGTTATTCGCTCCACCTATTGCCGCAGTAACATTTGTACAACGAAGTGAATTAATTGTTATATTATTAATATTTGCCGATGGTCCATTAACATAAAATGAAACATTACCTATTTGAGTAATAACGTTAACACCTAAATTTGAAGATACTCCCCCACCAACTCTATATTGAACAAATAATGTAGTATTTGCCTTTAATGTTGACCCTAAAGCAAAATTATTTGAATATTTATATAAATTCAATTTATATCCATTTCTAGCAAACTCTCTTAATTGTTCATCAGCAGATTGACTACCACCACCAAACGTCATTTTACAAAATCCTTCAGGTGTGAATTCTGACATAAATTTAGTACTTGTTTCAATATATTTTCCAACTTTAATACCAGGACTATCCGATACTTTAGTAGGGTCTTCAACAAAAACTCTATTTTCAGCCAAAGCTTGAACTTCATACCATCTATTATCAAGACCTATAAACTCTTGAGAACTTGGTACATTAGCATATTGAGTACCATCTTTTAGAAGTACACTTGTAATACCTAAAACATTTTTTTCAGGTAAAAATAATTCATAAAATGGTTTAACATCGTTTGATGTAATAACTTTTTTATAAACTTTTGTTTGACCATTAACTACTGTTTCTCTTTTAACAATAGTATAATTTAAAAGTTTATTATTAGCATCAAAATTTGGTATTTTTAATCTATTTGGAAATCCTTCAGCGTTTACAGGTGAAGCAAAATCAATATCATATACATTTTCAAAAATTTGACCAGCGCCTAATACTTGAGAACCTCTTCTTAAAATACCACAATACCTAACATCTTCTTTATCACCAAAAGCCGGAACTGTGATTGAAAAATCAACCAAAGCAACTGAAGGTCTTTGTCCAGGTATCTTTAACCCGTAAGTTCTAGCAATATTATAAATTGAAGATTTTTGTTGAGCATATTGTAAAACTGTCTCCTGAATACTTCTATCAATATTAAACTGTAAGTTGTCTGATACCGCAGCATTTAAATCTAAAAGTGCTGAAAAGACAGAAGCATCGTTAAAATTATCAACTAAATCAGGATAATACGTCTTTGTAAAATTGATTAATTCGTTTCTTATTTGTTGAAAATCTCTAGTTGTATAAGATATCTTTTTGTTTGCCATATATCCTTAAATATTAATAATCACAAAATCACTCTGATTGAAAGCGTCATTATTAATTCTGTAATCAATTTTTATTTTAGCCGTGTGTTCTATATCAGATATTCCAGGAACCTTGAAAACTCTTTCATCGTTATCATTAACATAAGTTCCTTTGTTTTCTAAACCTACTGATGCATCTTTAATTTCAATATTTGTTATTGTAATACTTGGTAAATACTCATCAACGGACTCTCTAATTTCAGATTCAATATCTGAAAATGTAGGACCATCCAACGGTTCAAAAATATATTCATAAAGACGAGTTCCAAAATCAGGAAGATAGTATCTTGAACCTTTTCTCGTTAATATTAAATGTATTAAACTAGACCTAATCTCATCATCATTAGTTTGTGATAAGCCAAAATAATTTCCATACCTTGAATCTTGGAATGGAAAATTAATACCATATGTTTTACCTTCTGCCATATTAAATAAATACTTTTTAAATCAAAACCATTTTACTTATCATCAATCTTAAAATCTTTGTAAAACTTACTGTAACTTTTTTTATACGATTTTTGTGTTTCATCGTTTTCATCTTTGGTATATTGCCAATTCCAATACAACTTATCATTCGGTTTAAATCCATAAAATTCATGAACGTTCTTCTGAATTTCTGTAACATTTTCACCATTCCAGTTTTGTCCAACACAAATAAAACCACTTTCAATATTCTCAACTACATTTTTTTCACCCAAAGTACTATGTCTATTTTGAATCCAAGTTAAACGTTCTATTAAATTTTGATAATACATATTTGCTTGACCCCATCTTACTGAAC